GTGATTTCTTTTAAACCATCATACATGCCAATCAATCTTTTACAGACGATTTCGCGTGCGTTCAGTATTCTTATTTGTGAAATTCAATTCTTTGTGATAGAAGGCCCCCTCGTACAAGGAGACGATATAGCAAGCAAGAAATACAACCTTACAACCCCAGTAATAACAAGGGGGTATGAGAATAACCCCGATATTTTTGTAAAAAGACAAAATAGCTATGCAGAAAGGCGAATCATGGTATTTTGTAGGCAAATTGTAGACAAAGAAAAATAGAGGGACAGCGCATGATACGCTGTCCCTCTCATCGTTTATTCAGTTCTCCTTATGTTGTTATGCCTTAACCGTCGGCGCGAGCGACTTATCCAAAACGAGCTTGACAAGCCACACTCCACCCTGCATCACTGCAGGAAGAACGATCGCATCACGCCAATAGAGCCATCCTGTCTCACCCTTGTACTGCTCCTTGACCTGCGCGACGAACTTATCGACCGCCTGCTCGATCGCGGGCAAGCACTCGCTGAGGATAGCGCGCGTCACGCGCTGCTTGACCTCCTCCGTTACGTACTCGACGCTGATCTCCTTGACGATTGCATCTCTGATGTCTGTCCACTTACTCATGATGTTTTCTCCTTTCACGGCGTTCCACCGTTGTCTTCCCAATACTGGCGATACCAATTCGCCTTTCCGCGCAGCACGTCTCCGCCGCGCGTGCCATCCTCCGCCCACGGATTATACGTCGGGCTCTCGGGCGTACCGAGATACTCGAGGTCCCAGCGCTCACATGTGGAGCGCGGTCCGTAGGGCTCGTGTGCATACACGCCGTCTTCGTTGTCGGCTGCCTCGCCGTGCGTCAGGACACGCTGCTTGTCGATGGTCAGCCCGAGACCCTTGCAGAGCGCGGCGATGGCCTGCGCCATCCCCTCAATCTGCTGGGGGGTTGGCGACTCTTGCCCAAGGTCGCCGGTCGTTGCGCCGAGGCAACCGAGGATTGCAATGCTGACGCTCCCACTGTTGCGTTTCCAGGTCGCGGCCAGCACATCATCAAGCTCACCGTCACCGATGACATAGATCGAGCCGTCCATGTCAATCTGCACGTGATAGTCGTCCCAGAATTGACCATAACGCCCCGCTGACCAATGCAGATACACCTTCGTCTCGCGACCCTGCTCCTGCGCTGCGTTGGCGATTGCCTCACGATACTGCCCCGCAAGTGCCTCGAGTTCGGCGGGCGTTACGCGGCGCATGGCCGACTTACTCAATACTCTACTCATGATTACTCCTTTCTTTTGACAGCTGTTCCAATGTGTCACGCAGTTTCTGCGGTATGGGGAGCCCCGCATTTGCCGCATTCTCGACGATACTCAGCCCCTCGTTGCCGAGGAAAAACCAGATTGCGACGATCTGCACAAACGTTTGCCCCGTCGCCTGATCGACAAAGTGCGCAAGCGATACAAGGAGCAGAATCATGATCTTTTTGGCGATCCCCCGGAACCCCTTGCGGCTGTCGAGCCTCATCCCCGGATTGATGTACGCGGCCAATAGTCCAGAGATGTAGTCAATCACCATCGCAAACAAGAGTGCCTCAAGAATCCCGTTCCACCCAAGCGCGTACGAGCACGCTGTCCCGATCATCGACACGATCGCCCCCCATTCGATCTGCACCTGCGTCGGGATAAGTCCGCGCAGGAAAATCAGTACATCAGTCAATATCGACCAACTCCTTTCCGAGCATAGAAAAGGCGCGCACCGCTTTGATGCGCGCCTTAGGTGATTACTTCTCCTTTTTCTTTGGCATGTCCGTGTCTTTCCGGACTTCGATCACAACGTGATCGCCGTAGGTGATTTCATCCGCCTCTGCCTGATCCTTTGTCGCGAGCGAAAACATTTCGCCTGTCTCCACATTCGTAAACGTGAAATTCGTGATGCTCGTTTCGCCCTGCGGATAGGTGATTTTTCCATTGACAATGTACTTTTTCAGCATTTGTGTCCTCCTACTCCACTTCTACCAAAAATGGCTTCCCTGTCTCAGCTTCCTGCTTCCATCCGGGGGTGCAGCCGGTAACATCGAGGATCATAACGCCGAGGAGTGATGCGAGACTTGCAAACTCCTGTGATAGTCCCGGGTACTGGTCTTTGTCTCCCGCACGCACGAACGGCGTTATACAGGTAGTAAATTCCACGGTGCTCGGGTCGGGGAACCAAAAGCCCGTATTGTACAGCCACTCATCCCTGCCAACGCCAGCTGCATAGCAGGCGTTCTGTGAGAGCGCAACAACGGCGATCTTACGGCCGGGGTAGTGGTATCTTTTCGGCGAGTTGTATATGCCCGACCCATCAAACGACAGTGCGTTTATACTGGGGAAATAATCAAGGATGCGCATATAGTCGTAACGATTATTAAAAACGACCTCCCCACGTTCGTTTTTAATGACAAATTCGCCCTTGTCAAGGCCAATGTGGGAATCCTCCAGCCCATAAGCATAGAGGATCGGGGCCGTCTCCATCTCCTCAAGATAACTCTCTGCTGTAAAGTTTTCACCTGCGCGGGGCCGATACCCTGACGCACCGGAAATGTTGTCCGGATAATATTGCCCCTGGTCAAATTCGGTATAGCCGACATTGTCCCCGCGGAACGACTTCCCATCTACGAGCGACTGGGACAATGACACTTTCCGCTGCCAGCAACTGACGAGATGTGCCGTTGTTTTTTGACTTAAGTAATCGAAAAGAGTTGCAAAGGCATAGACGATATTCGGCATGGCCGCCCCAAGGGCAAAAATATAAGGCACGGTGTCCGTAGGGCTGATCGAGAACCGCGCCCGCAGCTCGGGGTTTTCCCACACAAGCATAGATTGGATACCAAGTCCCGCGTATCCGTAAAATGCTCCTGTTGTCCACATATCCCGTGGACGGTCAAAATACACCTCAGGCGAATCCGAAAAAACATCCCGTCTTTTATTGGGCGTAGCCTTTGCACACCACGGGTTCGGGTAATTTCCGCCTTGTGGCCACGCATAGGATTTACCATTTGCGTAGTCATAATATGGGAAGGTGCACACTCGTTCGCCCGCTTCGTTTTTCTCGACGTGCATCCCCGTCAAACAGCGCTGCACTTTTACATTCGGCACCCAATCAAGCCGATAGTTTTGATACTGATCGTCAATGACATGAGAGCCGTTCGCATTTCTGATTTCTGCATATCGCATAAGCCCGTCCTCCTCTCAATAGAAGCCGTAGATAATCGCACGCGGGTTCTGCGCCGCAAGAGTATCATGGTAATACGCATACGGGAACTCCGGATCATAAGCTGCGTTGGGTTTAAAGGGGAGCGTAACAGTAATCCCCTGGAGGTCTTCCCATGTTTCCACTTTTGTCAGCTTCGGATCGTCAGGATCCCAGTCGGAGCTCTCTCCGAAAGCCCCATACCCGGATCCGCGAAAAACGAGCTGCGTCCAGATACGATTTTTCCCGGGATTCGGGACCTCTATGCGCATCCGTTTCTTTGCTCCAAGACTCGCAATTCCAACGACGCGGGTCACCCCGCAGCGTGTATCAAGCACGCATGATCCGCGCGCGTTGATCAGCTGTACCCCTGCTTGTTTTTCCATGTCAGATACCTCCTATTCAAATATGCCAATTCGGACGCGGGTCTTTTCGCCCTCGTCGAACACTTCAATGAGATTATCCGATATCTCCGTCCTCGCCCCTGTATCCTTCGTACGAAGCTTTCCGATCTTTGCCGATATCGCCGACAGGCTGTCTACTGCAAGCTTATCTGCGGTTATCGCACCTGCCTGCAGCATATGGTTCACGATGACGTTGCCATCAATGATCGTGTTACCTGTGATATGCAGGAGACGGCCATCAATCTTTACACCGCCCGGAGCCACATTGATCGCTGATATAATATCGCCCTGATTAACTTTAAGCTGCAGACCGTTGTAGATCTGCGTGATCGCGCTGTAGCCAGATTCCTGCGGATTGCCGGACAGCTTCGCAACGATCGACGATACACTTTCTTTGGTCGTCTGCACGTCCTGCATACGTTCGGCGAGTGCCGCATCAAGGTCTTTCTCGGCGATCGTCAGATTCTCGATGTCTGCCTTGTCGATTTTTGCTTTGACTGCCACGTCTTGCGGTGCGGATTCCGCGCCCTCGCCGAATTGATCATAAAAGGCAACCTTTACGGTGTATACGTCGGGCTCTGCTGCAACCATCATGTCCGGCGATTCCGACTTGACGGTCCTCTCCGGCGTGCTCACGCCTTTGAATTTCGCAACCACGCCGATGCAATCATTCGGAACGGCTTCTGTTGTAATGGCAACGGCACCCATCTTACCCGCAACATTCAACCATTTCGGCGCACGCGGCACGGCCTTTTCATAATCAATCTTTGCGGAGTCGCTGTATTGGCCTATACGGTTTTTGGCAAACAGATAGAGTGTCCCTTTTCGCTTTTGCAATTCGACGGATGCCTGTATGTCTTTCGTTTGCAGGAGTAATCCTTCTGGCTTTCCTGCATCTGCATTTGTCCTCAGCTCGTAGCAGGCAATATGTGTATTGGTCACTTCGTTCCAAAGCACCTTGACCGTCCGTCCCACGATGACATTTAGCTTCTGCGGCGCGTCCGGCTTTACCGTCGGCGCTTGCGTGCCGGCGCTGACCTTGAGCATAGTTGCCGCGCCGCCTATGGTGATTTCACCGAACACACATTTTACCGTAATGTCGTACGTTTCGCCCTGCTTGACGTTGTGAAACGTGCAGCTGCTTCTCTCCGTGCGGTTTTGGTCGCTATAGTCACCGCTTCGCCCAGAAAGTTCGACGATGTAACCATCCGGATTCCTTCCGGACTTACTCATCGTCCATTCGACAAAAACATCTACAACGACGGCGTCGCCTACCTCGTAGCTTCTCTCCGTCGCAACGACCGCCAAAACGTTCGCTGTCTCCGATGTATCCGTATAGTCTACTGCGGGGTATTTGGCATAGTCGAGTTCCGTCGCATACATCGCCTCGTCGTATTCGGCAAGCGTCAGGTCTACGAGCATGTCGCCGTTACGTGCAGCAGATACGATGCGGAACGGCTTGACCGATTTGTTCGTCTCACCGAAAGCATAGTTGTCATGGAGCTCCGGGATCTGGCCGTCGTCGAACGGTGTTTCAAGGAGCAATGTATCACCCCGATAATCGCGTGCCGCAACCTTTCGTTTAATGAGCATGTCGGATACTGTCTGGATGTATAGCTCATACGTCTTCGCGGCGCTGATTTCCACCTCCCTGTCAAGCGTGACTGTTGATTTCGTTGCCGTGACAATGCGCCCGGAGGCAATGCCGATGCGGCTGACGGTATGGTTGAAGCCGACAATGTCCCCGTATTCAGCGACGATTGCGTCAATATCCGCCGAGAGTGTGACAGTCTGCACTTGCCGCTCGTTTGTCGCAAGCGCCGTAATAGCTTCACGGTACGCCTGCGAGCGTCGTCTTACGCCAAAGAGCGAAAGCGGTGCCGTGTTGTCCGTCCATGTGTTGTCCTTGTTGTAGTTCGGTGAGCGTATCGTCATGACCGTATTCTTGAAGTCGTTTTCACCATCGTTATAGGTAACTTCAATTGCCCTCGCTCTATCCTCCTTCGAGGAAAAGGATCCCTTGACGGTCGAGACGGTCGTCCGACCCTCACCGAAAATCTGTGTCATTGCGCCGGGACGATCTACGACAATGCCATAGTTCCGACCGTGCGGGATAATGACGGCATGACCGATGTTTGCCGCCTTCTGTGCAGCGGTCATGCGTTTTTGCGCGGTATCAAAAATAGCGTCAAAACGGAATCGTGGCTCTTTTTCTCCATCCTGATTAAGGATTTCTTCATCCGCATAGGCTGCAGCCGATACCCATTCCCCCCAGTAAGCACCTAAAGATTCCTTTGCAACACCATCGGCGACGAACTCATACTTGCCCGTACGGATGTTTTTCAGCTTGCGGCAATGGTGCAGGATGTCATACGCCGCCCAGATCGGATTATCCGCTGCCTTTTCGACATATTCTCCCGCAACAGGATCCCATACATGCACAGCCTTTCTTTTCTGACGCCAGTTGACCGACGGAATACCGCTTGAAAGTTGATTGGTTGCAAGAATCCGCAGCCCGACAAGCACCTTGTTCGGGCGGCTGTATACGCCGTCTGTGTAGGATGTCATGATCGTCCATTGTGTCATCGTCTGATATCGCGTCGTTGTCGGACGTTCTGTCAGCGTGACCTGCACATCGTATTGCCCCGGCTCCAATCCTTCGACGGAGAATGTCCTGCGCACGGCGTCCGCCGTCGCCATCGTCACACTATACTCAGATTCTGTGTTTCCTTGATGTTTGAAATTATGCCACGTATCATCTTTGCCCCGGCGGTACTTCAGTATGAATTTGACCGTTGCGTTTTCATACCCGCCCTCATCGTTGATGTGGTACAAGCCGCCCGGCCATTCAAGCGTAACCTCAAGTTTGGAGGCTCTCTTACTGTTGCCCGTTCGAACGACCGAGGATCCTTTCACAAGCTCCACACCTACGGACTGATCGAGCGGCGTATTCTTGAAAAACGATATCGGATCTTGATCGTTCGTCCCGAGGCGGGTCTCTAGCTCTACCCCGCTGAAAACACTAATGTCCGTATGATCGATGCGGATGTTGTCGATGGTATCAATGGGGCCATATCCACCGCAATAGAGCAGGTTCAAATACTGTTTATCACCGACGGTCTCTACATGCGCCTCCAAAAGCTGCGCAGCAGGGAGGCATTCGCCATAGGTCTCTCCTACGACTTGCCCCGCCATCGTTGCCGGCGTAGGGATATCCCATCCGTAGGAACGGCTCGTTTCCTGCTCGCTCATCCAGCTCATCTTCGGCGTTTGTTGCGGAAAGATGGAGTTTATGATTTTACCGCCAAGGAACATGACCGCGCCGGATGCGAGCGTCGCTCCGACCGTGCCGCCCGCAAACGCGCTTCCAAGTGCGCCCCTCCAAAGGCCGCCCGCAATGCCCCCCGCATACATGGTCAAGGCGATCATCGCCACAAATCCCAGCACTTTTTTCAATCCGCCGCCCTCGATGTGTGGCATGACAATAAGCTGCGCGCCGTCTTGCGGATATGTATGCTCCACGTCTTCGACCAATACCCCGTTTAGGTATATATCCTTTGCCGTCGGGTCCACATAGGCACAGACGTTTCCTTGATTGTAGCACCCGGAGCGAATCTCCTTCTTTATCTCGAAGGGATTTTCCACCAGCACAATCTGTATCATCGTCTCGCCTCCTTTGCTCTGTAGAATCCGACAATCCGCGACCGCCATCGCGCCAAACGGTCAATACACGTTCCCGCCGAACTGTATGCATGAATGAATTTCCCATCGCCAATATAGATACCCACATGATTCGCCCAGACTCCAGCGTCAAGGCGCAGCAGGACAAGACAGCCTTCTTCCGGCGCATCCAGACGCAGCCAATCCATTTCCTCTGCGTTCATTTCTTTCGCAATCTCTGCCGTCCGCATGGCGCTGATGTGATAGTCCGGCACGTCAATGCCCTGACGCCGGAACATCTCGCGCGCCAGTCCCCAACAGTCAAGACCTGTTTCTTTGTCGCGCCCGCCGTCGATGAACGGTGTTCCAATCAGATCATCGTATTTCATGTAATCACCTCCCTTCTTGAATGCCCGGCTCTCCTCCGAATCGTTCCGGAATCAGGCAGGATTCCAGATTGTTTCTGCACTGCAGCGCACCCAGATAGCCGCATCGGATATCACCGCAAACAAACGGACAAAAATCTGTAAGGTAACGCCATGCCGGAAACCTATCCGCAATCTCCGGCGATGCTCCCAATGTGAAAGAAATCCATTGTTCACCGTAGTTTGCAGAATTAACAATAAATGCAAGCTCTATTTCAGGGTCCGGAACGTCCAAGAGTTTTTCATTCACAATGTAGAGGCTTACCCTTGCGTCTACGAGCCCGTCGTATTTTTGCAGATATGTCGTGATGAGGCCTCCGCCCGAGCTGATTTTCAGATTCAGCGACGGCAATGTCTTCCCGTCTTCTTCGTAGTTATCCAGCTCCATTGGGAATGCCGTCCATGTCTTCCCCTTCCAAACAACATCCTCGGTGTTGCGCACGAGATAAATCGGTTCGATAAGCTCCGTATGATTCACCTGTACCAAAATCAAAAACGGCGCATCCGTCGACAACTTATTTTTTTCGAGCGTCGCGATCTTGGAAAAATGATTCATCTGTCACATCTCCTCGAATTTCAACGTAAAGCTATAGCCCGGATAATTGAATTGATAGGAAAGCGCATCTGCAAATCGTACGGTATGTGTCTCTCCCATATCCCAATCGGTAAAGGAGAATGCCTGAAAGGTTCCAACCTGACGATAAAATTCCAACAGCTTTTTCATCAGAACCTCGGGAACGCCATTCCATGCAAACGTCCATGTCCGAATCATGCGCGTTGTGCGCGGACGTGTATGCTTGTAGTTCGCGTCGCTTGTTGTGCTGATCGTGCTATCCTGCACATTCACCATATGGGAGCTCCCGCTTCCGGACGATGTAGGAAGGCACGGATGACCGATGTCAGGGAATTTGATTACGTCCGCCATTTAGCCGCCTCCCAACGCAGTTCGTAAGTTTGTGCCGAAGCCTCCAACGTTGCGATTGGCTCCATCCACTACAATGTCTAAAATCATACGGTTCAAAGAAGCATCGTAGCGATTATTCTCAACCCGCACCTTGCTTTCCGAACGATTCGTAATATTGACTACGACGTTGGCACCTTTTCCTTGTCCACCTGCAAGCGCGCTCAGGTTGCGCTCGTTGAGCGGGATAACGGCTTCACGCTCGCCACCCTCGCCGATCAGGCCAAGTGTCGGCGCGGTCACAATGCCCCCCTTTGCAAATGCACGGATGCTCGGGCGCGCATATGTCGGTGCATGAACGTAGGACACCCCCGTAGGAAATGTATAGGCGGTTGATGCCGCTACTGATGTTCCACCACCGAATATATTTCCCATGATGTTCGCCGCAAGGCGCTGCGCCGCAATTTTCGCCATCATGGAAAGTACGCTGTTGCCGAAGTCTCGGAATACATCCTGCGCGGATTTCGTCCCCTTGATAAAATCCGTCAAGGAATCCGACAATGTTCCATATACATTTTCGGCCGCATCTGCGAGGTAACCAGAAACGCTCTTATGTGCATCATTCCAAATTTTGACGTAGGCTTTTGCAAGCTCAGACTGCCCCGCGAGATCAATATCCCGCTGCTGGCGCTCTCCATGCTCAGAAAGATAATTCTTTATGCCGACAAGGTTGCCTTTATCCTGCATATCCTGCAAGCGCTTCTTGTTGACCTCGCGTAAGGCATCCTCTCGTGTCTTGACTGCACTGAGCATTTCGGCATTGTACCATTTATTGAGGACTAGTTCTTCCTCATAGATGTTTTTGTCGGTAGCAATTGCTTTGTACTTTTCCTTGCGCTCCTTTTCAATGCGTGCAACAGTTTCCTGATATTGGGCTTCGGCGAGTGCCGCATAGTCTCCCGCCATCTCGGCGGTGATTTTCTGCTCCTCGTGTTGTACCGCTGCCAGCGCCTCTTTCTGCTGATTGACAATCTTTTCCGTAAGAACATGCTCGTATTCCGCAAGCTCAGCCTGCAGCACGGTCGTATCTACGCCAGTCTGTGCAATCTTGTTGATCTCCTGCTGTTTGGCACGGACGTTCTCTGCAAGTTTTGCCATGCCTGCCTCATATGCGGTTTTTGTCTCACTCGTGATCTCGCTCTCCATTGTCTGAAAGAGCCGTGTTGCTTGTGTCTTCGCCTGATTGAGCTTCTTGATTGCTTCCTGTGCTGCCTTGTCGTTTTCGCCGACGGTTTTTCTGAGCGTCGCGCCGCCCGTGAGTTCAGAAACGGAGATGTATCCAGTCACCTTTCCAAAATCTGCTTCGACGCTGTTTTTTTCAGTAACACCTGTGCTGCTGTTCGCACCGACGTAACCGCCCTTTCCGTTGGATACGACAATGTGCTCATCTCCCAGTACAACGGCGGCGTCTCCTGCTTGCGGCACGTAG